AGAGAATTCAACAAGCAAGAGCGTAAGAACATTCGTGCTTTAAGAAAGCAGGGGCGTGAAATGGCGAGACAAGCTAAGAAAGAAGGCATGGGTCTTAAGGAGCAGATGTACGAGAGAAAACTCGGTAGACAAGCTGCTAGAGAGTACCGTAAGGAATTCAAGGCTAACCGCCGTGCTAACCGCGGAAACAAGTAAAACATTGTGTGTGTGTAACATAGCCTAGTAATAGGTGGGGAGGGAGAGCTTAACGGCTCTCCTTCTTTTTTGTTGTAACTTAGAGGAACTTTTTTATACAAACCTTTATAACATTTCGATATGGCAAATATTACGAGCGAACATTTGATTCGCACAACGTCACCGGATGAGATTAGAAGTGAGAAGAAGTCTAGGCTAAATAACTCTAGGCAAGAGTACTTAGCTGTTAGTAAGCTCTCATCACTCATCGGTGGTAATGTACAGGGTTACTACGGTTTACTTAGCCCATTCTATTTTGATGGAGATGCTACTATCACTTCGATAGGTGTAGATGATATCAATACTTGGGTAGACGTAGAACTTTCTGTAGATGCTTTAGGTCTATTTGATAACAGACCTGAAGACATGAAGACTGCCGTACCTGCAGGACACTCAGGTACAGGAGCAGCAGGTGACCCTATCATCCTATCACTCGAAGGATTAACGCAGACAGCATTCGCTAACTTTAGAGCGTCTATGTCTTTCGTACCGGAGATTGATGAAGGACAGTTAGAGTCTAGATTATTATTCAACAGACATACGGGTACTACTCCATCAACTGACTTCTCTATTGAGGAGGTATCTCTTTCTATGCAGAACGGTGCGGACAAGCATTACGTAACAGAGCCTATGCTATCGTTCTTCGTTGGTGACACTATTGATACTAACGGTGAGGGAGATGCAGGTAAGTGTAGATTCCAAGTGAAGTCTGACGTTCCGGGTGATATACACCTTAGAGCATTAACATGGTACATCCACAAATAAAAAGATAAATGGCACAAATTAATATTTATGGAGACATTGACAGTGGTTCAATGTTCTTCCTTAATTCAACGGTAGACCCTAAAGCTCTAGGAACTATTGAAGCTACTCTTAAGAGCGATGAAGATAGAATCGTTGTAAAGAGAACTGATAGGTTCGAAGCAGACGGTGTTACGTTTAGAACTCTATTCAAGAGACTTAATCCTAGAAGGGTTAACAACAGGGGTGGAGAAGAGTTAGTAGACCAACTAGGTTACACTACTCAGCAAGTTATAGACTACATTAACGAGCAGAACTCTCTTACAGGTTCTACAGGTGGTGATGGTAATGGTGTGGATGTTAACGCAGAGACAATCTGTTTTACACTAGACGACACTAGTACATCTATCATTATGGACAACGGCTTCTCTTTCGGTGTTAATACTATTAAGGCTGTGGAGTTAGACGGTTGTATTCAGATTGAATCTATACAAGGAGGCAGACCTTTGTTTACTAAGTTACTACACAGTAACGTATGTATAGACGGCGTGCTTGTATCAGGTGGACTTAATGATGTAATCAACACTCTTAATGAGTTGTTTACTGTAGGCCCTTTCCAATCTGTAGTTATTACAGACCCTGAGGCTACGGTTATAGCAGATGTTGCAGGTGTTGTTGATGGAGGTGACGCTGTAGGTTCTAATGCTGTGGACCCTCTTGGTGATGACGTATTAGGAACTATTGCTACACATAATAACGCAGCAGGTTACTTATCAGCTAATACTATTAACCAAGCAGGTGAGTACTTTACTTTCGATATTGCAGGTAAAGCAACTTATGGATTTGGTCTAGTACATACTCAAGCGTCTTTCGACAACGGTAAGTTCTTAGGTAATTCTTCTTACGCAGACCCTGCAGGTTTCTGTGTTGGAGCTAACAGCTCTCATTTAGGATACCAATTCTCTCACCACTTCCATGTTGGTAACGCTCATGCGTCTTGGACTAACTACGGTGCTAATACAGGTTACGTGCTTGGAGAAGCGTGGTACGACCATAACAATAGCTTCGACCTAAAGGATGAGTGGAATGCAGGTGACCCTGTTAAAGTTCAGGTAGGTATTAATGAGTTAGGATTTATTACTATAAGCACTCTACATGAGGACGGTGTTAATTGGAGACTACACGCTCGTAGCTCTTACCCTGTTCCTGAAGGTTCAGAGTTTAAGTTAGGAGTCAAGCTTCAAACTACAGGAGCTAGGTTACGTACAGAACCTAAAGTTCACTTAAGAGTTGAGGAAGCTCCTACTATGCACTACAGATTCATTGAATCTCCTGACAACAACTTCTACTACCCGTTGTTTGCTACTGAGGCGGAAGCTAACTACTATGACACAGAAGCAGGTGGTTCAGGTACATCTCATACTCACGTATTTGTAGATGACCCTACTAATACTGTTTGGTACATGCCAACTACTAACGCAGTGCATGACGGTACGTCTGCTCCTGTTGCAGATTTAACTACAGGTGCTCCGGGCCTTTACACAGAGATTACATCTCTTACTAACGCAGCACTAGTTCCTCCTGCATTCTCAGATACTACTATTACTGTTGATGAGCTTAGTCTTGTTAACTATCAAGTGTCTCCTATGGATGTAGACTATGCTACTACTATTGGTGGTATCCCTGCGTTCTCTATGTCGGGTAACGCTGTAGTAGGTACAGCCCCTGAGGTAGCAGGTGATAATGTTGCTAACCCTAGCGATACTACTACTGTTACTGTATACAGAACAAATAGCTACGGTACTTCTCAAGGTACTTTAACTATTAACATCACTAACCTTACAGCTCCTACTGTAACTCCTATTGCCGGTGTTAGTCACGAAGGTGGTACGGCACTAATTGATAGTGATACAATGGATGATGGTTCTGTTATATCTATAGATAACGTTATCGACAATGGTAACAGGTTCGTAATAGGTAAGGAGTTCTTGGATAACGTTGTACTTCCTAAGATTACTTCAGGTAGTGGTAGTAAGTCAGTATGGGTAGGATTTGCTCCTCAAGGCACTTCTGCTAATTGGACTGATATTAGTAACGTTGACTTCAGAATAGCTTACGAGTTTAACTGTGATGACAGCAGTAGGGCTAATAACAACTTCAGACTGAAGACTCACGTACAGGGTTCTTCTTTCGCTAACGTTGGTGTTGGTAGTTTAACTAATGGGCTATACGACTTCGTTCTTATCAACGATGGTGCTACACTTAAGAGTGGTGCTCTAGTAGCTTCTGCAGGACACGATGCTTCTACTAAGTTATTCAACCCGAATGACGGTGATTGGCAGTGGACTCTAAGCAACACTTCTTCTGTTGGTAACCAAGATATAGTTATAGCTACAGTTGGAACAGACATGGACATAGACCTTCAATACTTTAGCGAGCATACAGAGCCTACAGCTCCTGCAAGCTTAACTAGTTGGTCTAAGGCTGTAGATTTCTCAGGTAGTTCTGAGAGAGCTATTCAAGTTGGCACTAATTCTAACTACATGCCTATAGCTATGGACGGTTTGTCTGCTACAGTATCAGCTCCGACAACAAGCGGAAACACAAGCGGTCACATCTACTCAAGACCTTGGGCAACTGCTATAGTTTTCAAAGCTGATGGTAATAATAGTAATCAGCATATTTGGAATCTAGGAGAAGGAGTTGGTTCAAATAATGATAATATATACGTACGTCTTTCTTCTAATGGAGGTGGACTATATTTCGGTTGGGGTCGTGATGGAGCTTTGAATGAGTGTTACATTGGTTCAATATTTAACCAAATCCAAAACAACGAATGGGTAGGTCTTTATGTTGCTCATAATGGTACTCGTTACAATAGCTCTAGTGCTACACCTGCAAACCTTATGTCAGCTTTTGATATTCGTTTGTTTGATGAGACTTGGACTGTTGGAAGTAACAAGTCTAATCAATGGGGTTCTAACTTATCATCTACGGGTGCTCGTATGGATAGGAGTGTTGTAGGTTCTCTTACGATTGGCGGTAGAGGAGCTAACAGGACTTTCCATGGTAAAGTAGCAAGCTTTGTTACTACGACACTAAGAGTCGACCAACCTATGCCAACGAGTGCAGAAATCGAGCTAATGGTTACTGACCCCGTAAAGTGGTTGCAAGATTACAAAGACGGAAACGCTTACAGATTAGCATCGAGTCAAGCTGAAGCTACATTTGGTTTACTTAGTTACTTAACTAACTCAGCATTCGCCACTCAAGTTTGGTTAATGGGAGACGGTTCTTTAGATAACTACTCTAACATGATTAGGAATCAGGTATTCCCATCAGACCAAAACTACACTAAGCTGAACTTGATTAGTATGGTATCTAACGATATTCAAACGGTAAATATTCCGGGCTTATCATAAGGGTAGGTAAAAAAGTGAAAGAAAGGGCTGCCTTCGGGTGGCCCTTTTTTGTTTTCGTATCTTTGTACGCATGAGCGCAAACCTAAACGACTACATCTTAACAGTTCCTCCTTCTCAAGCTAAGTCAGAGAAGCAGTCTAAGCAAATCAATTCTAAGAGAGAATACATAACTCTACAGGAATTATCTACACTACTAGGTAGTGGAGGTAGTGCTATTAAGCAACAGGTTGATAGACATTCTAATTTAGCTCCGGGTAATGTGGTAGGCGAAATAGCTTACTGTAATCTATCGGAAGGTACTCAGTGGTTGCCGGGAACGCTAGGAGGTTCTTACTACCCTGCAGGATTCTATCAGTGGACAGGTTCAGCATGGGTATCAGATAGGAATGCTATAGCTAATCAGTTTCAGTTGAACGTATTAGAGTTAGCTAATAAGGAGAATGTAGGTCACACTCACGTAGCTGCAGATATAACAGACTTGCAAACCATCCAAGGTCCTCAAGGCCCTCAAGGAGAGCAAGGTCCTCAAGGCCCTCAGGGAGAGCAAGGTCCTCAAGGTCCTCAAGGAGAGACAGGAGGTCAAGGTCCTCAAGGAGAGACAGGTGATGCAGGCCCTGCAGGTTCTAACGGTACTAACGGTACTAACGGTGATAGCGCATACGACATAGCTGTCGCTAATGGTTTCTCAGGAACAGAAGCTGAGTGGTTAGCTAGCTTAGTAGGAGCAGAGGGAGCAGAAGGTCCTGAAGGTCCTGAAGGCCCACAAGGTCCTGCCGGAACTAACGGGACTAACGGAACTAACGGAACTGATGGAACTATTATAGAGTTCTTCCAAGTATCAGACGATGGTGTTACAGGTCAGACTACCACAGGTACTTATACAGATGTTGCCAATATATGGGATACACCATCACTTACTGATTCAAACTTCTCATTCAACTCTGCTAGAGGTGAGTTAACAGTAAACGCTTCAGGTGTTATTGAGTTTGATACTAAGGTTGTTACATACCAATCAGGTAATAACAGACACGAGCTTTACATAAGGCTAATGAAGAACGGAACTGAATTAACGTTCGACGCTCAGTATGCTTCTAGAAACAATACGCAGCGTATTGGTGGTGCGTACATTATGGGGTTCAAAGTGTCATGCACATCAGGCGATGTATTCAAGATACAAACTAAAGATATTGGTGTCGCAGGTGTTATTGGTGCGTCACAGATTAGAGGAGCTAGTTACTTCTCAGCGAAGCTATACCGTTAAAGGTTATACTTATTCCTTAACTTTTCTGCTTGTCTTAGAGCATTTTCTTTACGGTAATATATACCGTACTTCTGTTCAGCTCTATTAGCCTTACTACTATTGTGGAAGCTACTAGATGAATCAGGGAACTGCCCTGTCTCCAACATCTTGTAGAAAGAGTTACATATCTTCTTTCCCTTTATCGTCACCTCGTATAAGGCCTTCATTCTACCGGGTACAGCGTTACGGAACTTTCCTAACACACCCTTCTTAATCATCTTACCTAATCTATTCTTATCCCACTTCAATAGACCTTCGAATCTTTCTAAGTCTTCTGCTGAGAACTTACCGCATCCCTTCAGATACAATAATAACTCTAGCTCATCAAGTGTAACATCGTGCTGCATAAGTATATACTTTCTAGCACCTCTCATATATTTTAAGTAGTCTTTCATTACAAGACAAATATACGTATCTTTGTGTTATGGAAAACGTAATCATTATGACATTAGCGGATGGCAAGGAGATAGTAACTCCTTACTCAGACCGTGACTTAGAGTGTGCTTCTATGTGTGGATTCGAGATTGAGTATGCAGATACTAAGCACAATGTGGTGAGACTAGTTCTTGCTGAAGTTTAATTTTGTATCTTTGCTCTTATGAAAAAGATTATCACAATAGACCTACAACCAATCAAGGACGCAATCAATGCTCTTAAGATTGTTGTATTCGGAAAGGCAGTTATCGCTGCTCAAAAGAAATTAAGAAAAGCTAGAAAGACTCGTAACAACGCAGTAAAGAAAGCTTGGAAAGTATTAACTAAGTAATAAGCAAATTATGGCTATACCATCAGGTACTGTATTCAGCTCTATCCCGGCTGCTATCTCAGAAAAGAAATCTTCATTAAACAATGGAAGGACAGAGGGATATACAATACTAGCTATTAAGCAAGCAGTATCATCTCTTCAAGCTGATGACTTTCATCACGAGACTATCGGTACTGAGGTTATAGCTATTGCTACAGACGGAATTGCTGCTATCAGTCACCAAGAAGCAGACTTGTTTACTGTGAACCTTACAGGTGCTAACGGTACGGGCACATTAAGCATTCCTGATGCTGACGGTAGAGATGGGAAGATTATTACTCTAGTTGGAGGACCTTCTCTTAATGCAGACAGAACTATCAGTGTAATACCTTCAGGAGGTTCTACTATCAGTGGAGCAGGAGGGTTTACTCTTAACGCTAACTTCCAAGTTCTAAGAATTGTTTCTAACGGAACTGATTGGATTAAACTAAACTAATATGCCTAGTAAGTCTAAAATGAGATGCAATAGACCTACTCGTTCTACGAGTAAGGGGAAGAAGATGATGGTTAAAGCTTGTGCCAATGGTACTGAGAAGTTGATACACTTCGGTGCTAAAGGTTACGGCCACAACTATTCTGCTGCTGCACGTAAATCGTTTAAGGCTAGACATAAGTGTTCTACTGCTACTAACAAGCTTACTGCTAGATATTGGGCGTGTAAGAAGTTATGGGCAGGTAAGGGTGGAAGTACTAAGTCATCGCCTAAAAACAGGAAAGGAAAATACTAATGTCGCATAAGGGATTAGGAGATACTATTGAGGCTATCACAACAGCTACCGGAATCAAGAAGGTGGTTGATGTGGTGTCTAAAGCAACGGGTAAAGATTGTGGGTGCGGTGCACGAAAGAAGAAGCTGAACAAGCTTGTTCCTTATAAGCAGACACAAGAAGACCCAATCAAAAAAGTTATATAACAAATAAAAAAAACAAGACATGTCTTATCAAAAATTACAAGCGCATAACGCTAACACTGTTACGCCGGATGACAATAAAGTTATCAAGCTTAATGGTCGTGAAACTAGAGGTTGCGTAATCTACTGTGGAGTTACAGGTGACATTGCCGTTACAACTACAGGTGGAGAAACAGTTACGTTCAAGAACGTTCCTCAAGGAATGGTATTACCGGTACAGGTAATTAAGGTTCTTGCTACAGGAACTACTGCTACTGACCTAATAAGCCTACACTAATGTTTATTGGTTCAGCAATAGCAACAGGTTCATACAGCTCTATGGTGGCAGGTACTCCTGCTGACACAGCGTACACTCCTCTATTGTTGGATAACCCACACTCTGTGAGCTTTGCAGCTAATAACTACTTCAGGGCTTATCCTGCGCCTTACTCTATTCCTACGGACAACTACAACTTCACAATGGGAGGTTGGTTCAAGAATAAAAATGTAGCAGTAGCTACTGCTCAACTTAACATGATGAGGGTTCTTCCTTTCTCTGTTGAGATGAATGGGTTCTTCCAATACGGACCTACAGGTATGGGATTACAGTTGACTACTTTCGCAGGTTCTCAGTCATTTCAGACTCACACTATAGCAGACGTAGGTTTTGACCCTAACAACCCAACATGGAATCATGTACTTATGTCATTCGAATCTCAGACTAGAGTTAAGTTATTCCTTAACGGAGTCAAGATTATTGACGAGCCTACTACTAAGGAAGCTCTGACAGCTATGCCTATATTCAATATCTTTACTGCAGACTACAGAATTGGTCAGGGAGGTATGGAGTTCAACTACGTTGCTACATGGGAGCGTTGTTTAACAGAGGATGAATGTGTAGAGTTATACAACGGTAACTGTATGGTAGACCCTAGGGATACTAACCTTACTTCTAGTAACGACCTATCAGACCTATGGTTAATGGGTGGAGGTACTACTGCAACGGGTGCGCCTGCTGATGACTTCGCAGGTTGGACCGGTGTAGTTCCGAACTCAACTATGATTGTACGTTCTACTGTTAGCCCTATACATAGAGGTATTCAGAGTCATAACGGTATACTACTAGCGGATGACCCTAGATTGACAAATCAACCTACTTGCACTCCGTAAGTTAGTTGAGAAATTAACAAACTGAAAAGGCGTACCTTTGTGGTACGCTTTTTTTATTTCGATGAGAAACATAGACAAGATAATAATACACTGTTCAGCTACACCTGAAGGAAGACCTCATACCGCTGCAGACATACGTGGATGGCACGTAGTAGGTAACGGATGGTCTGATATCGGATACCACTTCGTTGTAGGTATTAACGGTGAGTTAGAATACGGTAGACCACTAGAGAAGTCAGGTGCTCACACTAAAGGGCATAACAAAACTTCTATAGGTATATGTTACATCGGAGGATTAGATAAAGATGGAAAGACTGCTAAGGATACAAGGACTTGCGAACAGAAAGAAACTTTGGTAGACTTATTGATGTTGCTTAAGAGATTACATCCTAACGCAACTATACATGGTCACAGAGATTTTTCTAGTAAGTCATGTCCTAGTTACGACGCAACAAAAGAATACATTTCATTATGAGCAAGGAAAGAAAAAAGATTAAAGACACTAAGCTAGGTCAATGGTTAAGCGAAAAAGCTCCTGAGGTATTAGGAGTTGTTGGAGACTTACTACCTGACTCAGGTGGTCTAGGTGTAGTAAAGAATCTTATTGAAAAGACTGAGGTTTCTCCTGAGGAAGCTGCTGCTGCAATTAATGCTGAGGTTGCATACCAAGAGCAAGTGACTGCACGTTGGCAAGCTGATATGTCAGGTGATGTTAAGATGGCGCAATACATCCGCCCTCTTACGCTTATCATCCTTATGGCTTTATTCCTTATCATTGTTGTATGTGATTCAGTAGAAGGATGGGGATTCGATGTTAAAGAAGCGTACGTTAGTTTGTTGGAGGTATTAATGTTAACAGCATTCGGAGCTTACTTCGCAGGAAGAAGTATCGAGAAGATTAAAAAGTAATGGCAACTCAAAAGGAGTTATTATACAAAGTGCTAGACGCACACAAAACTGCACAGGAGAAAGCTGCTGCAGAAAGAAAAGATTTCAAGAGCTCTATGCTTGACGTTGAGAAATGTGCTAAGTCTATACGTGCAGAAGTTAAAACTGTATCAGACTTAATCACTGACCCTAACGAAGGTCTCATTGTTTCTACTAACAAGAATACTGAGTGGAGAAAGAGAATGACTACTGAGTTTGAATTACTTCAGAGAGAAAGAACTGAGCAGGCACGTATCCTAGATGAGCTAGGTCGTTGGAAATCAGTTATTGATAAGGCTATGTGGATTCTATTTACAGCAGTGGTAGGTATCCTTTTATCTATGGTTCTACTTCCTTAATTTTTTTAAACTATCTTTGTTATTCAAATCGAATAACAATGGATATCAGAAAAATTTCAATAGGTCCTGACTACAAAGGAGGAGCTATGCATTATATAGTTGGGCAGATAGTGCTCAACGGTTCTCATGAGATACATCTCATACAACAAGAATCAGACGGAACAATAAAGATTTACTTAGAGAATGATGACGCAGAGATTCTACTGTGGAAATCATTTACTCCTAGTATGCCTGTGTCTATAGAATATAATATATATTTCTAAGATGCGTTCACCTTATGACTTCATAGTTAAGCCTATAGATGGTAGACGCTATGACAATACCAAGGAGATTGGTGGAGTCGAGCTTATCACTAGCACATCAGACGAAGACCACACATCGGCTAATCGTTTTGGTGAAGTAATTGCTACGCCTATAGGTTACGAAGGTCCTATCAAGATTGGTGACACTCTACTAGTACATCACAATGTATTCAAGTTCTATAACGATATGCAGGGTGTACAGAAGAGTGGGCGTTCTTGGTTCAAGGATGACTTGTTCTTTATTGACGAGATGCAACACTACATGTATCACAATGGTGAAGAATGGAATACAGTAGGTCACTATAGCTTTATAGAGCCTATAGCCATGGAGCAGAAGGATGATGAGTTGTACATGAATGTAAAAGAACTTCCTCTCACGGGGAAGATGCGTTACCCTAGTGAAGCTATGAAAGCTATGGGTATCAGCAAAGGTGATATAGTAACATACTATCCTGACATGGAATATGAGTTCAATGTAGAAGACAATAAACTCTACCGTCTTATGGATAGACATATAACAGTTAAGCTATGACAAACGAAGAATTAAGATTACAGATTATTGCAGCAGGTAAGAAAGCTGTAGAGCATTTAATCAAAGTAGCTAACAAGGATATTATAAAGACTATAGATGTCACAGACGAATTAGCTGCAGACAAATTAAAGAATGCAGCAGCAGCAAAGAAGCTTGCTATATTTGACGCATTCGAAATCTTAGCGAGAGTAGAAGCAGAGAAGACAGCTATAGAGCAATCAAAGGGTAAAGGTTCACGAGTAGATAGTAAACAAGGTTTTGCAGAAAGAAGAAGCAAGAAGTAATGAGTTAATGGTAACGGTAGATTCTACCGTACCTAAGAAAACTCTTACGCAGATTAACAAGCGTAGAGGGTGGGATTATGGCTACAATAAAGAATACGATATTGTAATCATATCTAAAGACGGAACTCTCGGTGATGTTGTAGAGATATCAGGACTACGTATAGGTTTACCTAGCGTACCTGATTCTGTATGGGCTAGAAGCAATAAGAAGGAAGAACAATATTGGGAGCGTCAGGATTTACCAAACGAACTCAAGAAGATACAGAGTATATTCCAATGGAACGAACATCCTAAAGAGTTTAAGGAGATGTGGGTAGACTACATCGAAGGAGAGTTCGATAAGAGAGAGGATGGCTTTTGGTTCATGAACAATGGAGTACCTACTTACATTACAGGTTCTCAATACATGTACTTACAGTGGGCTAGTATTGACGTAGGTTATGCAGACTTCCGTGAAGCTAATAGAATCTTCTTCATATTTTGGGAAGCATGTAAAGCAGACAAGCGTAGCTTCGGAATGAACTACTTAAAGATTCGTCGTTCAGGATTCTCGTTTATGTCATCAGCAGAATGTGTACACCAAGGTACATTGGCTAAAGATTCGCGTGTAGGTATTCTATCTAAGACAGGTGCGGATGCTAAGAAGATGTTTACAGACAAGGTTGTACCTATGTCTATTAAACTTCCTTTCTTCTTCAAACCAATTCAGGACGGTATGGACAGACCAAAGACTGAGTTAGCTTACCGTATTCCTGCGTCTAAGATTACTAAGAATAATATGGGTGATTCAGAAGATGAAGAACTCGTAGGTCTAGATACAACAATCGATTGGAAGAATACAGACGATAACTCTTACGATGGTGAGAAGCTATTACTTATGATACACGATGAGAGTGGTAAGTGGGTTAAGCCTAATAACATTCTAAACAATTGGCGTGTAACTAAAACATGTCT